CCCGCCAAGCTAGCACCCGGTGCGGAGGGCGCAGCATGACCCTCCGAACCCGCTGGACACCCGCCGAAGAAGCCCGCTGCCTCAAGCTGTGGCGCGAGGGCAAAAGCAACTCGGCAATCGCGCAAGCGCTGAACCGCGGCGAGTCGTCGGTGAAGCTGCGCACGCGAGGCATTGCGCGTGATCGCGGATACAGGGCCGAAGCGCGCGCCTTCTGGACCGAGGCCGAGGATGGAATGGTTGACGCAATGCGGGCCGAAGGCAAATCCGGGAGCGAAATCGCCAAGCGCATTGGCAGGCCAGTAGGATCGGTTTGGGCGCGTCTGCACCACCGCCGCAAACTGGCCGAGAAAAACAACCCGGCACCAGAACCCGCTCCAGCGCCCAAGCCCGTGGCCGTGGCCGTGTGGGTGCCGCCCAAGCCGCGCCAGCACCAGTGGACGCCCGACCAAGACGCCCGCCTGCGCAGCTACATGGCGGACGGCATCGGCATCGGCGGGGCCGCGTCCCTGCTCCGCATTCCGCGCGATCAGGTCGTCACGCGGTGGGCAAAGTTGCAGGCAGAACAGGTGGAAGCATGAGCAAACTCGACAAGGCCCGCCGCATCGCCGCCAAGCGCCAGCGACGCCGCAAGGCCCGCCCGGACAGCATCACGCTGCCCGGCGGCGAATTGGCCCCTCATCGGGCGGGACGAGGCGCGCGACACGACATTGACCGCGACCCGCCAAAAGTCGCACTGGAAGCCCGCGCCCGCAAAGCAGGCTGCACCGTCGAGGAAGCCCGCGACATTCTCGCCGCCGATGACATGGGCCGATGCATACGCTACATGCGCCCCGACGACCGCGACCGGCGCAACCTGCTGAACGTGTGGCAGGCCATATGCGCCGCGCGGGCAAACTACGTCGCGCGCATTTTCAGCCTGCAACCCAACCCGCAAGCCGCTTCCCTGCCCATGCTGGCCGAGGTCATGCAGACCGACCCCAGCCTGCGCGTGGACTTGCGCACCACCGACGAACGCGACGAAGCCGCCAAGCGCGCTTGGGCCGCGTGGCAGGCCGACTTCAGCCGGCTGGAGCAGGCCGAGTCTCTCACTATCGCAGCCGCAGCAACCGGCGTCGGTGCGTGCCTCTGGGACGTGGACAAACTGCGCCCAACCCGGCATGGTGCGATCGCGGTCAAGGCGCTGGCGGCGTTGCATGACGCGAGAAGTGGGGGAAGTTGATGATCGTGGTGGAAGTAACTCTTGACAATACCTGAAATCTAAGCGACACTTCTCAAAATTGGAATGCCCCGCCCGGAAAACCCGGCGCGGGGTTTTTGTGTTCCAGACTGGCGGGAAGCCAGATCACCACAACACAGGACGGGAAGTCTCATGGCGCTGACTGCAAAGCAGGAGCGCTTCGTTGCGGAATACCTCATTGATCTAAACGCCACGCAGGCAGCAGTTCGTGCGGGCTACAGCGAGAAAACGGCCCGACAGGTCGGCGCGGAAAACTTGTCAAAACCTGACATTTCAGCCGCAATCGCAGAGGCCCAAGCGAAGCGATCCGAGAGAACGGAAATCACACAGGATTACGTCTTGTCGTCAATCGCCGAGACGATGGAAAGGTGCAAGCAGGCAAGGGCTGTTTTGGACCGCAAGGGGCAACCCGTTTTAGTGGGGACCCCAACTGGCGGATTGGCCCCGGCATACGCCTTTGACGCGGGCAACGTTCTGCGCGGCGCTGAATTGCTCGGCAAGCACCTTGGCATGTTCAAGGACGGCGCAAGCGATCCTGACGACGCGCCCAGCCTAAACATCACCATCGGCGTGCGCGAGGCGGTTGCGGATGTCCGAGTTACAAAGCCTGAGTAAGCCGCAAGCGGTTTTTCTGCGCGATCTGGACACCAAGTTTCGCGCCTATGTCGGCGGCTTTGGTGCTGGCAAGACCTTCGTCGGCGGCTTGGACCTGACGCTATTTGCCGGACAACACCCCGGCTTGGTGCAAGGCTATTTCGCGCCAACATATCGGGACATTCGAGACACGTTCTGGCCGACGATTGAGGAAGTCGGCGACATGTTGGGCTTTCGCGTCACGGTGCGCAGGGCCGACAAGGAAGTGCACCTGCACCGGGGCCGCGCCTATTATGGCACGATCATCTGCCGGTCCATGGACGATCCGGGCGGCATCGTGGGTTTCAAAATCGCCCGCGCGATCTGTGACGAAATCGACGTGCTGCCAACCGACAAGGCCACGGCTGCGTGGCGCAAGATCATCGCCCGGATGCGCCTTGTCGTGCCGGGGGTGGTGAACGGCATCGGGATCACCACGACGCCCGAAGGCTTCAAATTCGTCTATGAGAATTTCGCGCGCAATCCGGGGCGCGATTACAGCATGGTGCAGGCCAGCACCTACGAGAACGCGGAATACCTGCCGCCCGACTATATCGACAGCTTGCGCGACACCTACCCGCAGGAACTAATCGACGCCTATCTGATGGGCGAGTTTGTGAACCTGACCAGCGGGTCGGTGTATCGCAGCTATGACCGGGCGCGCTGCAATTCGACGGAGGAAATCAGGCCAAGCGAGCCGCTCAAGATCGGGATGGACTTCAACGTGGGCAATATGGCCGCGTGCGTGTTTGTTCTGCGCGGCAAGGATTGGCACGCCGTGGACGAGATCAAGGGCGGGCGCGACACCCCGGCCATGATCGAGACGATCAAGGACCGATACGAAGGCCACCATGTCACGATCTACCCGGACGCGAGCGGCAAGAACGCCAGCAGCAAGGGGGCTAGCTTGTCCGACATCGGGCTGTTGCGCCAAGCGGGCTTTACGATCCGCGCCAAGGACAGCAACCCGCGCGTGAAGGATCGCGTTCTTGCGGTCAACAAAGGCTTTGATCGCGGCGCGGTGAAGGTCAACGCCAAGGCATGCCCGGAAACGGCGCGGTGTCTGGAGCAACAGGCCTACGACAAGAACGGCGAACCGGACAAAAGCACCGGGCTTGACCACCAGAACGACGCTTTCGGCTATCCGATTGCCTACGAAATGCCGGTTGTGAAGCCGGTCCACACCACGCGGGAATTGCGCCTATGACCGAAACCGTCGCAAAGCGCAGCGCAGCCTCTCAGGCCATGCTGTCGGCCATCGAAGGCCCGCGCGCGCTGATGGGCGGCACCCGTGCCATGCGCGCGGCTGGGCGGCGATTCCTACCCAAATTCGGCGCGGAATCGCAAGAGGCATACGAGGCGCGGCTGGCGGCAAGCTGGCTGTTCAACGGATACCGCAAGACCGTTCGCGACATGACAGGCCGGGTGTTTGACAAGACTGTCGAATTGGCAAAAGCGCCCGACACGCTGGCGACATGGGCGCAAAATATCGACCTTGCTGGAAACGATCTGTCGGTGTTCGCGCGGCAGGTATTCGAGGACGCGCTGTCCGGGCCGGGGGTCAGCTACATCATGGTCGACGCACCACCGCGTGACCAAGCCGTTACCCGTGCGCAGGCCGAGCGCGAGAACCTGCGGCCCTATTTGGTCCACCTGCGAGCCGAGGACGTTCTAGGCTGGCAGGCGAGCAGCATCGACAACGTGATGACGCTGACGCAACTGCGCATCGCGGAAACCGAAACCGAAACAGACCCAGCAGACGAGTTCAACCAGACCGAGGTGGAGCAAATCCGGGTGCTTGATCGGCTGGATAACGGCGTGCAGGTCCGGCTGTTTCGCAAGAGCGAAAAGGACGGTTGGCAGCTTTACGATGAGCCGCGCATGACCGGGCTGCGCGAGATCACCGTCGCGCCGGTTTACCTGAATCGAGCCGTCTTTTTTGCGGGTGCGCCGCTGCTGGACGATCTGGCAGACATCAATATCGCGCATTGGCAGTCGCAGTCTGACCAGCGCAACATCCTGCACTTCGCGCGCGTGCCGATCCTTGTGCGCACCGGGATCGACCCGGACGCCAAGGCGCTGGAAATCGGCGCGGCGACCACGATGGACATAACCGACCCGGCGGCGCGCGTGATGTGGGTCGAACATTCGGGGGCAGCGATTGGCGCGGGACGGCAAGACCTTAAAGACCTTGAGTTTCAAATGGAAACCTTCGGCTTGCAGTTTTTGGCAGCACGTCCGGGGGCGCAATCAGCGACAGGGGAGGCTCTGGACGCGAAGAAGGAAACCAGCACGCTCGCAATGAGTGCCGATGCGCTGCAAGACGCGCTTGAGCTTTCTCTGGGGTGGATGCTGGAATATGCGGGGCAGGACGGTGACGTATCGGTCACGGTCAACAAGGATTTCGGCGTGTCGGCAGTATCGGCTCAGGAAATGCTGGCCATGCTGCAAGCGGTAAACACGGGCAACCTGTCGCGCGAGACCTTCTTGGGTGAACTGGCGCGGCGCGGTTTCCTGCGTCCCGATCTGGACGTGGAAGGCGAGGTCGAGCGCATCGGCAACGCGGCCCCAAGCCTGACGGGCGGCGGGTTGGACCTTGGCACCTGACGGCGGCGCAAACGAGCGCATCCTTGACCTGTTCACCCGCAACGCAATCGACCTGCGCCGGGTCGAGCGTTCGCAACAGAGCGTGATCCTTGCGCTTCTGACTGAGTTAGAGGGCGATCTGGTCGCGCAACTGGCAAAGGTGGACCCGACAGGCGCAACCCGCCCCAGCGCCCGCCAGAGCCGCTTGGAGCGGCTGCTAGAGCAAGTGCGCGACACGATCCGCGCGGCATACCGGGGGATAAACACGGCCCTGCGCGGGGAACTGCGCGAACTGGCCGACATTGAAGCGCAATTCGCGGCCCGCGCGATCAATCAGGGCGTCGGCTTCGCGCTGGCCACGGTCGAACTGACGCGGCAGCAGGTGTCGGCGCTGGTTGAAGGTGTGCTGGTTCAAGGCTCGCCCGTGTCGGAATGGTGGTCACGGCAGGCGGGCGACACGCTGGAGCGGTTCACCGACGCCATGCGGCTGGGCATCGCGGAGGGCGAGACCAACGCGCAGCTAATTCGGCGCATCCGGGGCGGCACGCAGAACGGCGAGCCTGTTACGGGCTTCATGGAAATCAGCCGCCGCAACGCGGAATCGCTGGTGCGGTCGGCCACGCAGGCGGTCGCGGCCACGGCAAAGGACGAAACCTACCGCCAGAACGCGGACATTCTGAAAGGCATCATGTGGGTGTCAACGCTGGATGGGCGCACGACGCTGGGCTGTGCGGCCCGCGACGGGCTGATCTACAGCGTGGAAGGCCACGAGCCGGTTGACCACAACCTGCCGTGGGAAGGCGGGCCGGGAAACCGACACTGGGGTTGCCGCTCGACAAGCACGCCCGTCACCAAGTCTTTCCGCGAGTTGGGGATTGATGTTGACGACCTGCCACCCGGCACGCGGGCAAGCATGAACGGGCAGGTTCCGGGCGACACGACCTTCGACGGATGGCTGTCGCGGCAACCGCAATCGGTCGCTGACGAAATCCTTGGGCCGGGGCGCGCAGCACTTTGGCGCGAGAACAATCTGACGCTGCGCCAGCTTCTCGACCAGAACGGGCGGGAACTGAGCCTGTCGGAACTTCGGGCGCGCATTTGAGCGCCCACAAACCGGGGCGGGATGCCCCTTCACCATAGCGGGAAGCTACATCATGGAAATCGAGATCACCGACGCCACCGGCCTGCCGGAGTGGCTGCAATCGCATATCACCGAGGGAAAGCTGAACCTTGCCGCGCTGCCCCAGCCAGAGGACGTTTCTGGGCTGAAATCGGCGCTGCAAAAGGAACGCGCCAACGCGCAAGGCTGGACCAAGCTGGGCGAGACGCCCGAAGCCGTCCAGAAGCGCATCGCGGACCTGGAAAAGGCCGCACAAGGCACGGGCAAGGGCGCAGAGGAAGCGCAGGCCAAGCTGGACGCCATGAAGGCGGAATATGAGGGCCAACTGTCCGAGCGCGACAAGCGGTTTCAGACCATGGCCGAGCGGGTCGCAATGGGCGACCTCAAAGCCGAACTGGCGAAAGCTGGCGTCGTGCCGGAAGGTCTCGACCTGATGGCGGCATTCGCGCGCCAACGGATTCAATTTGCAGAGGACGGCAGCGCCAAGGTGCTGACCGCAGACGGCAAACCCATGATCGGCAGCGGGGCCGACCACGGGGCGACATTGGGCGATCTGGCCAAGGAATTGGCCGCGTCCATCCCGCACCTCGTCGCAGACGGGGGCAAAGGGGGCGGCGGGAAGCAGCCCGGATCGCAAGGCGGGACGCCAAGCGGAAAGTCGGTTCGCGCAAGTGAACTGGAAACCATGACGCCGCAAGCGAAGGCCAAGTTCTTCAAGGATAATCCCGGCGTCACAGTCATCGAATAGGAGGCCTTAAATGGCGAATACACTCACGGCTCTACAGCCGATCCTGTTCTCCGCTGCGCAAACCGTATCGGCAGAACCCTTTGGCGCAGTGGACGCCATTAACGCAAACTTCAACGATCAGGGCGTGGCCATGGGCGACGTGGTGAAAGTGCCCGTGGCACCGACCCGCGCTGCTGCCAACTTCATTCCCGGCAACGTCTCTCAGACCGGCGCAGACGCCACCGCGCAGGACGTGGAAGTCCAGATCACGAAGTCGCGCAAGGTGTCTTGGCACCTGACTGGCGAGCAGCAGCGTTCGCTGGATAATGGCGCGGCATCGGCTGAGTGGATTCGCCAGCTTGTCGCCCAAGGTATGCGCACGCTGCGCAACGAAGCCGAGGCGGATGCGGTCGCGGCGATCTATACCGGCGCATCCCGTGCGGCTGGCACGGCGGGGCAAAATCCTTTTGCGTCTGCTCTGACCCCTCTGGCCGATGTTCGCAAGATTCTGCGCGACAACGGCGCGCCGGGTGCTGACCTGCAATTCGTGGGCGACACCACCAGCGAAACGAACCTGCTCAAGTTGGGCGTGGTGTTGGACGCGTCTCAGGCTGGGTCGGATGAAGAACGCCGCTCCGGCATCCTGCGTCGTCAGTATGGCTTCAATTTGCGCACCTCTGCCGGGATCGAAGAGCACGTCAAGGGCGCGGGCACGGGCTATGACCTGAACGGCGCGGCCTCGACTGGTGCAACCGTTCTGACGCTGGACGGCGGCACGGTGAACACCACCGGCATTAAGGCTGGCGACATTGTGACGCTGGCAGGCGACAGCAATAAGTATGTGGTCAACAGCGGCCTGACCGCCGTTGCTGGCGACATTACCATTGGTCGCCCCGGCCTGCTGGGAATTGGCGCGGACGACACCGAACTGACCATCGGGGACAGCTACACCCCGAACATGGCGTTCGAGCGTGACGCGGTTGTCGGCATCATGCGCCCGCCGCTGATGCCCGCAAACCCGACCATTTCGCAAATGCTGATCTCTGACCAGTTCGGTATGACCTACCTGATGCTGGACATTTCGCAGTATGGCCAGCGGACGTGGGAACTGCACTTGGCTTGGGGCTTCAAGGCGGTGCAGCCGGAACACATCGCCCTGTTGCTGGGCTGATCTTTCTGAGGGGCCGGGAAACTGGCCCCTTTCTCAAGATCAGGAAAGGGGACGCCATGCGCATTCCAACCGCCGAAATCGTCGTCGATGGGCGGCGTAAAATCGTAAACGCAGATGATCCGAGGGTGAACGCACATGCCAAAGAAAAAAGGCTATCCGAGCAGCAAGGGCGGCAAAAAGCGGTGACACGTAAGCCGCGTGCAAAGGCGGCTGACTGATGCCGCTAGACACCACCATTGGCGGGCCTGCGTCCGACAGCTACGTCACGCTGGCCGAATATCAGGCCCATGCGGCTGCTATGGGCTGGACCTTGGATGACGCCGACGCGAAAAACGAGGTCAATCTGCGCCGCGCGGCTGTTGCGGTCGACAGCAGCTACAGCTTTCGCGGCGTCAAGAACACCAGCGCGCAGGCACTAGAATGGCCGCGCTATTCCGAGGCGGCTGGCTATACCGGCCCCGCGACCTATGACCCTTACCCGATCATCCCGACCGAGATTCCGCAGGCCGTGAAGCTGGCACAGATGGAAATGGCCTTTCTGATCCAAGGCGGGGCCGATCCGCTGGCCACGGTGCAAGCGGGCATCAAGCGCAAGCGCGAAAAGCTGGACGTGATCGAGGAAGAAACCGAATACGCGGGCGCGCTGACTTTGCCGCGCTTTACCGCGGTTGACCGCATCCTGCGCAATTACACGATGGGCGGGCCGGGGCAACGCCAGATGGTGCGCGCATGACGATCTACGACCGGGGCCGCGCCCTTGCGGATCGCCAGCTTGCCGACAAGGGCCAGCTTGGCGCGATCCGGCGCAGCGTGACCACGGGCGGCGGGCCTGCAAGCGTGACGCCTGCAACGACGACCGTGACCGACTTCCCGGCGCGCATGGCGCTTTTCCCGGTCGATCAGCGCGACATTGACGGGACTTTCATCAAGGCTGGCGATTGGCATGTTCTGGTTGCCACCGATGGGCTGGAGATTACGCCGACGACCACCGACAAGCTGGTGTGCAGCGAGGGCGCTCTGACGATCATCGACCCCGGCAAATTCGCCCCGGCTGGCACGGTGACGCATTACAAGATGGTGGCGCGCAAATGAGCTTCGAGGATGATCTTCGCCGGTTCGAGACCAAGACGCTGGACAAAATGGCGCGCGCGGCTCGCAAGATCACGCTGGACGCGTTCGCCAACGTCATCAACATGTCGCCGGTCGATACAGGACGGTTTCGCGGCAACTGGCAGCCTGCTATCGGTGACGTGCCGACTGGCACGGTCGAAGCAGTGGACCCGCAAGGCACAGTCGTCATCGCCAAGGTGCAGGGCGTCGTCGCAGGCATGGAACCGGGCGATGTGATCTACATGGCGAACAATCTGCCCTACGCGCAGCGGCTTGAGGACGGTTACTCGCAGCAGGCACCCGCAGGCATGGTCAAGTTGACCGTGCAACGCTTCCAGCCAATCGCGGATGCAGTCATTCGGGAGATCGGCAGAGAATGACACCAGAGGCAGCAATCATCGTCGCGCTGAACACACACGCGCAGACCCTTGGCGCGGGCTTTCCAGCGCTGGTATGGCGCGAAAAAGGCGACGATCTGCCCGACGAGTATATCTTGATCGACCACCTGCCCAACCTCGCCACGCGCCCCATGCTGGACAGCACGGCGCAGGATCATCTGGGTATTTACCAACTGACACTGGCGCGGCGCAAAGGCGAATACGAGGCGGTTTACCGCGAGCAAGCGGGTCAGATCGCCGCGCATTTTATGGACGCGATCACGCTGACCGCAGGCGGTTACACGCTGGTCATCACCAAGGCAGACGTTCGGCAGGGCCGCGCGGATGGCACCCGATGGGCGATCCCCGTCGAGGTGCATTACAGGCTCGACGCCTGACACAACCGCCCGCCACGCGCGGGCTTTTTCATGGCTGAAAGGGCAGACACATGACGAAATCTCATATCGGGAAAACCGTGTATTTCAGCACGGCACTACCGGCCACCAACGACGACGCAGGCTTTGAAGACCTGACGTGGGTCAAGGTCGAAGGCTTCCAAGGCGGCGCACAGTTCGGTTTCGACAATGCCGATATTGACGTGCCGGACCTGCAAACTGGCATCATGACCCGGCTGAAAGGCATGGCCACGGGCGCAGCTTCGACGCTGACATTTCGCAGCGTCCCCACCGACACCGCTGGGCAAGGCGGTCTGAAAACGCTGGCCGATGGCGTCGGCACGGTCGGCGCGATCAAGATTGGCAAGGGCAGCGGCACGGCTGGCGCGCTGGATGCAGGCGATCCCGTCGAATACGCGCAGGGCTACTTTAAGTCATTCACCAAGATGGAAGCCAGCGGCACCACGCACGAAGGCTTTTCTGTCGTGTTCCAGCAGAACGCGCCGCACGTCGAAGCCACCGAACCTGCCGCCTGATCCGGTCAGCAATGATCGGGGGCCGGTTGATGTCGGGACAGCAGCGACCGGCCCGAATGTCCCAATGTCCCGGAGATATGTGAATGGATTTCACCGACCTTACTGGCAGCGACCGGCACGAAACCGGCACATGGCTGCACCTGCCACACCCCGCGAACGGACAGCCGCTTTATCTGACCGAGGGCAACAGCGTGACGACCGAAGAAACCGACAAGCCGTGTCGCGTCTTGGTGCGGGGCAACCGGTCGCCGCAGATCAAGCGCGTCCTTGACGCCAAGGCGCGCGCCGATGAGTTGCACGGGATGCGCGTTTTGCGCGCCTCTGAGCGGGATGCGAAGCAACTGTCAGCAGACCACGCGAAAGCACGGGATGCCCACCAGCGGGCGCTGCTGGTGGCTTCTGTGGCCGACTGGCAGAACATTGTATTGAAGGAAGGCGACAAGCCCGCCGCATGCACGCCTGAAAACGTTTTGGCCGCGCTGGATCATCCGGTGTTCTTGGTCGAGATATTCCGCCGGTCAGCGGACGAAGCCGCGCTTTTTCCCGATGCGCCGACCGGCTAAAGCTGGCGGCGCGGCAACTCGGCTTTTGGCATGCAACACCAACCGGCGCGAAACAGACACGCGCGCAAGAAGCTATTGAGGACGGCCTAGAACCGGAAATGCCCGACCTTGAAGGCATTGATCGGCTTTGGATTGCGTGGAATGAGGCGGGCCGCACGACCGGCGCAAAACCTTTGCTCTGGTCTGAAATTCAGGCCTTCGGGCAGATCAACGGGCTGACAGCGCAAGAGCAGATCATCTTGCAGCACATGTCGCGCGAATATCTGGACGGGCTGCAACTGGTGTCGCGGCTGTCCGATGCGCCGATGGACCTTGACGGGCAAGGCTGATCGGGGCAACGTCTCAGAATGGTCAAGGTTCTTTCAATCATTGGATGGGTTGTAGCTGTGCCGCTTTTGGCTCTGGCGTGGCTTCTTGCGCCAGAGCCGACGCCAGAGCAAACCGCAGCGCGCAAGGCATCGCGTGAGTTGGCCAGCTTCCAAAGCGAAGCCCGCGTCAAGTGCAGCGCGGCAATCCGTGATGGCTTGCATGACCCGTCAAGCGCCGAATGGGTGTCACGAATTGACTGGCCTGTAATCGACAGCGGAAGCTTTTACACAGTGCGGGCCACCTATCGCGGCAGCAACCTTTTCGGCGCAATCGTGACCGAGGCCCGCGACTGCCTCGCCACCCGGAGCGGGGCTAACGCTACGATTATCGGGCTGGAATAGCCCAACCTGAAAACCTGACACATTGGCCCGCCTTGAGCGGGCTTTTTCGTGGGAGTCGCGCATGACCGACTTTGCCCGCCTTGTTCTGGCGTCTGACACGACCGGGCTGCGCGATGCGCGTGCCGAGTTGCGCCACCTGACTAGCCAAGGGGATACGACCGAGCGGCGCTTGAACACCGCGACAAGCAAGATGGGCGCGGCTTTTCGCAATGTCGCCTTGCAAGTGGGGGCCATGGTCAGTGCTGCGGCTGGCTTCTCAGCAATGGCGCGCGGCTCGCAAGAGGTTGTCGGCATCACCAACGGCCTGCGCGCGATGGGCTTGACCGCCGCCGAAGCTGCGGACGCGCTGGATCGTATTGTCGGGATTTCGCAACGCACCCGCGCACCCTTGCGCGAAACCGCCGAACTTTACCGGCGCGTCACTGTCGCAGGGCGTGATCTGGGGGCAACGCAACAGGACATTGAGCGCTTCACTGAAAACGTCGGTCTCGCTCTGGGCGCGTCTGGCACGTCTGCACAAGAGGCCAGCGGGGCGCTGTTGCAGCTTTCGCAGGCCATGGCTGGGGGCATTGTCCGAGCCGAAGAGTTCAACTCGATCCTTGAGGGTGCTTTCCCGATTGCCCAAGCGGCAGCGGACGGCATCGACGCGGCGGGCGGCTCTGTAGGGCGGCTGCGTATTCTGGTCACAGAGGGCAAGATCAGCAGCGAAGAATTCTTCCGGGCGATCATTTCGCAGACCGACGAACTGGAAGCGGCTTTTGCGCGGACCACGCCCACGATTGCGCAGGCTTTAAGTGTTCTTTCCACTAGCATAGCCACGGCGTCGGCGGACATGGACGCCGCGCTGGGCGTCAGCGCGTTCTTGGCGCAGGGCATCATTTCAGCGGCTGGCGCAATCGACAGCATGGCGGACGCGTTCGGGTCAGCGCGCGCGGCGGCGGATGACATGCTGACCATCCTCATTCCGTTTGTCGGCGAGATTGACAGCCTGCAAGTGCTTGTGAGCGGAACGGCGGCAGTCGTCGCGGGCATGTATATACCAACTATCGTAGCCGCAACGGGCACGACAATGGCTTGGGTCGCGTCCCTTATTACCCTTCGCGGCGCATTGCTGGCCACCGGGATCGGCGCACTGATCGTAGGGGCTGGCACCCTGATCGACTTCCTGTTGCGCCTGCGATCCGCAACCGGATCATGGGGCGAGGCGCTGTCTGCTCTGGGCGATCTGGCGGCGGGCGTCTGGGAAGGCATCAAGACCAGCGCAAGCGCCCTTGTCCCGGCGTTGGGCGCGATCTGGGCCGACATTGCAGCCGGGTTCTACACGATGCTGGAAGGCATTTCCGGCGCGTTCAGCGAATTCATGGGCATGTTCACCAGCCTGTCGTCGCTGCCGTCCATCGGCCTGACCGCGCCGTTCAAAGCGCTGGGCGATGCGGCGGTCAGTGTAACCAATGCGGTCGATGGATTTTCAGCAAGTGCCAACCGCGCAACGCTGGAAGGTCAGCAGTTGCGCTTTATGGCCGACACGCTGGCGCAGTCTGGCTTTGACAAGGCGCGCGATGCAGCGGCGGCGCTGTCTGAAATCTTAAACAAGAACATCGACGAGACGACCGAAGCGGCAGACGCGGCGCGCGAATTGGCGGAAGAATTGGACAAGGTTGCGGGGGCCGATGGCTCTGGCGGCGCGCGGGCGGCTGCGGCTGGCGTTGACGAGGTTACAGCCGCAAATGACCGACTAGCCGACGCATCCCGCCAAGTCGAAGGCGCATTTGGCCAAGCCTTCACTGGCATCATCACCGGGTCACAATCGGCGGGCGAAGCGCTGGGGCGCTTGCTGCAACAGCTTGCCGCCATGTGGGCCGAGGCTGCCTTCCAGAACCTTCTGGGTGGCGCGTTTGGCGGCGGCGGCTTCCTGTCTTTCCTTATCCCGTCCTTCGACGGCGGCGGCCACACCGGCAACGGCCCGCGCAGCGGCGGCTTGGACGGCAAGGGCGGCTTTCTCTCTATGATGCACCCTAATGAGACGGTGATCGACCACAGCAAAGGCCAGAGCGCAGGCGGTGGGCAAATGGTCATCAAGCTGGACCTGTCGCCCGATCTTGAGGCGCGCATCATGGAACAGAGCGGCGCGCAATCGGTGCAACTTATCCAAGGGTTCAACAACCAAGTTCTGCCGCAACGGTTGCAGCAGATCAGCCGCGATCCGCGAAAGAGAGGGCGTTAAATGGCGCTTGACACCACCTTTTTCGGCGGGCTGCGCATTGCGTCGGTGCAGTGGTCGCTTGATCGCGCGCTTGCCGAGACGGCTCTGCGCGACGGGACCGTGATTGCAAACCAAGTCGGCACGCCTCGGTGGCGCGGCACAGCCACGCTGTCGCCCGCTTATCACGCCGATCTGGCCGAGGTCGAAGCGCTGCTGGCCAAGCTGACCGCGCCGGGCGAATACGTCCTTGCGCACGATCCGCGTTATAACGGGCCGAAAGCCGATCCCGGCGGCGTGACCTTGGGCGCGGCCACGCCGACGATCCACACGCTTGACGCCGACAACAAGCGGTTACGGGTCACGGGCCTGCCTTCGGGCTACGTGCTGTCGCCCGGTGATTACATCGGCTGGACTTATCTCAGCAACCCGACACGCTACGCACTGCATCGGCTGGTGACGGGGGCCACGGCATCAGGCGCGGGCCTCAGCCCTCTCGTTGAAGTGACGCCGCACATCGCGCCGGGTGTCACAACAGGCGCGGCTGTGACGCTTGTGCGGCCTGCTGCGAAATGCCTGATCCGCGCGCAATACGGCGCGGGCGTGCCGCTGATTACCAACGGCGCGCAGATCGAACTGATCCAGACAGCACGGTGAAACAATGCAATCTGCTGAACTAGCACAGCACGCCCAACGGGCGGGCACGGTAGCGCATTGGCTGGTGTGGGTGAGCGCCCGCAACCGCGATACGGGTGCCATTGAGGCTACTGGCTTCTGGACCGGCGGCGATGATCTGGCATTCACCATTGGCGGCGTCTCGCGGCCTTATATCGGCGCGGGCAGCCTGTTGGACGTGCCGCCGATCCCAGAGGAAACCGGGCTGAACGTTAGAATGTTGACGGTTGGTCTGACCGTTGACGAGGCGACGAAGAACCTTGTTCGCGGCTATGACCCCGGCTTGCAGCCGGTCGAGATTCACCGCGCTGTGTTCAATCCGGAAACTATGGCGCTGGTCGCCGAGCCGGAGTTTGTGTTCGCCGGAACGGTTGACGAGACGCCTATCGAAACCGGGCCGATTGGTGGGTCAAGCAAGATCAGTTTGGTCATCGCCAGCCTGACGCGCGGCCTAACCCGCACGGTTCCGCTGATGAAGTCTGACGCCGCACTGAAAGAGCGGGCATCTGGTGATCTGTTCCGCCAATACACGGCGGTTACGAGCAAGTGGCAGGTGCCTTGGGGGCAAGGCGAGGTCACGGCCCCTGCCAGCCGCCCAAGCATATAGCCCGGTGGCAATAGCGACCCTGCGCCCGTCGCAGTCCCGGCCCCGAATTTTTTTTGGAATCAGGTTCTGACCATGCACCTGCACAGCTACATTGCCGCCCAAGCTGGGCGTCGTTTTCGGTTCGGAACGCACGACTGCGTGACCTTTGCGGGCCGCTGGGCCGAGCATGTAACCGGGCGGAAGATCGTGCCCGCATATAAGACGCGCCGCGAGGGTCTGGACGTGCTGGGGGCACGACCGATGCTGGACGTTCTGCGCGCCGAGTTTGTCGAAGTGCCGCGCCTGCGCGCGCAGGTCGGTGACCTGGCGCTTTTGGACAGCATAGACGACGATCTGCCTGCTCTTGGCATTGTCGCGGGGCAGGGCCGTGTCGCCTGCTTCACGCGCGAGAGAACGCTGGGTTATGCCGCGCTGTCCGACGCGCGCCATGTGTTTCGGGTGACAGCATGAGGGTTCTGCTACTCGCCCTCGCGCTGTTCCTGCTGCCGGGATCGGCGGAGGCTGGCCCGATTGCGGCGGCTATTGGCGCTATTGGCACGGCAATTAGCGGCGCGATCTCAGGCTCTGCATTCCTCGCGGGCCTAGCGCAAGCCGCGATCTCCTTCGGGCTGTCGATGATTGCCCAGAAACTGCTGGCCAAAAAGCCGGAAACACCGGGACAACAGGTCGATGCTCTGCGCACTGGCGAGAATGTATCCGAGTCCTTCGTGGTGGGCCGATGGGCGACTGAGGGTCATTTTATTTACCACGGGTCGCACGGGCGGCAGGGCGACACCCCGAACGCATATTACCAGCGCGTAATTCAGCTATCTGGCATGCCCGGTGTCAGCGTGCGTGCGGTCATCATGAATGGCCGCTATGTCCAGTTTGGCGAACAGCTTGACCCGGAAGAACCTCTTGCGCCTGTAGAAGACGAGGAAGGCACGCCAGCGTTTGTCGGCGGGGTTAATGGCATGCCCCCGATCCTTCTAAGCGACTCTTTGGGCAGCACGGCGGATTATGGCTATGCGGCGCAGAACCAGAAATTTGCCAACATGTTTTGGCTAAAATGGTTCGACGGGAACCAAGATTTTGCCGACCCGCAGCTTGTGGATAATTACACCAACGCCGACAACCCATGGACCAACGCGCATGTCGGTGACGGCATTGCTTATGCAGTTGTGACGTGGCTGTTCAACCCCGAAGTTTGGCAGGGCGGCATCCCCTCGGTGCGATTTGTGCTGGACGGTATTCCGCTCTACGACCCGCGCGCAGACAGCAGCGTCGGCGGCGATGGCGCGCAGCGCTGGAATAACCGGGCGACATGGGCGCAGACAGATAACCCGATGGTCATCGCCTATAACGTGGCGCGCGGCATTACCTTGCCAGACGGCCAGATTTACGGCGGCACATATGCCCATGATGGCGGTCTGCCGCTGGATACTTGGGTCGCGGCAATGAACGTCTGCGACGAGGTGGTGAACAACCGCCCGCGCTATAGGTTCGGTGCCGAGGTGAAAGTTGCCGAAGTCGCACCGGCTGACCTGATGGACGCCTGCGCGGCGGCATGTAACGGCATGTATGTGCCGACCGGGAATGCGCTCTATGTCCACGCGGGCGCGCCTGCTGTGCCTTTGCTGACCATCACAGATGACGACATTTCGGCCAGCGACCCAGAGACGATGGACCCGATTAAGGGGCTGGCCGCGCGCCACAACGGAATCAACGCTAGTTACATTGACCCGCGCAGCTTGTGGGAGCCGCGCAACCTGCCGCCTATCTTGAACCAAGATTGGGAGGCAGAGGACGGCGGGCGGCGGCTGGTCATCGACGCAAGCTATGCGGGCGTATTCAATCGCGGCCAAGCGCGCGATCTGGCCAAGTCTGACATTGCGGACGAGCGTCGCCAGCGCCAGCACCAGTTTGCGCTGCCGCCTGAATATGCGCGGCTGAAATGCGCGGACACGATTGCTTGGACTAGCGCGCGCAACGGTTACGCGAACAAGCTTTTCGAGGTCACATCCAAAGAGCAACGCACCGACGATTTGTTCTGCATCGTCAACCTGCGCGAACGCGATCCAGATGATTACGATTTTGACGCTGACCCCGCGCTGCTGGACCCGGTAACGCCCCCCGCGCCCACGCCCGCGCAGGCCGTGCCGGGGTTTGCAGTGACGGGCTATATCGTGCAGGACGCAGACGGCAACAATCGTCGCCCCGCGATCCGCATGACTTGGGTCGCAGCAGAGGCTAGTGACGTGCGCAATCTGCGCTGGCGGGCGCGAGTGGCCGGGTCATCTGAGGTGGTGGCAACGGGCACTGCAACGGTTGCGGATGGCGAAGCATTTGTCGAAGGTGTCATCCCCGGCGAGACATACGAGGTTCGCGCGCGGCTGATCGCTGACCGGGCAAACGACTGGACGCCGTGGCTGTCTGCGACCGCGCCGGATGTGCGGCTAGGGCGTGCAGATATTGTTGCCGAGTTGCAGACAGCTTTTGACTACGCCTTTGATCTGACTGGCGGCGCAGTGGAGAATATCGACGGTGTGGTGGGCGACCTGCGCGACTCGCTGCAAATTGCGCTGGGCATCGACATTACTGGCCCCGGCAGCATGGTGCCGACCGTTGCAATCCCGTCAATCGCCAACATCGAAAACGCTCTTGGCACGATCCAGATGCAGCTTGCCACGGGCGAGTTGCTGCGCGAACAGCTTGCGCAGCGCGTTCGGGACGCGGGGATTTATGTGGACCCGGAGAACGCCGAAGTAAAGATACGGGCGGTCAACGCGCTCGAGGATCGGGCGACCGTTGCGGAAATCCGGGTGGACGGCATTGCGGCGGCGGTCGAAATCTTGGCGCAGGCTGCGGACTTTGACGAGAACGGCATCCTTGAGAGTTTCAACGAGATCGAAGCCAGCTTTGACGCGCTGAACGCCGAGATTAATCTGCGCGCGACCACGCTCCGGGTGGATGGGATCGAGGTCAGTCTAACCGAAACCATTGCCACACTGGACGAGCAGGGCGTGACCCTCGGCGCGCTGGAATCCGATGTGATTGGGCTGGACAGCCGCCTGTCTGCCGCTGAGTTGCAGATCAGCGCGATTGACGGGGTGTCCGAGATTGCCGCGACCGTCGAGGCCGTGCAGCAGTTGGCGGCGGCAGACCAAGGCGCTACAGAAATGGCGCTGGCCACAGAAATCATAAACGGCCTCTTGGGGCGCGAGTTTGACCGCTTGGCCCGTGCTGCTGGCCGCCAGTCGATCAGCGCTTGGATCAGCGACGAAGGCGAAGCGCGCGCGCAGGCGGTGCTGGAACTTGAAGCCACGGTGGGCGACAACGAGGCAGAGATTAGCAATCTCGCCGCAACCCGCGTTACGGCGTCGGGCGCGGTCGCGGCGGTCAACCAGCAGATCAGCGCCGAGTATAACGGGCTGTCTGCAATGGCATCGGCCACGGCCTTTGCAGAGGCCACGGCAGACGGGATCATCGAGGGCTTCTTGTGGCGCACTGGCGCGGGCGGGCTGCTCGAATTGGTCAGCGTTGAAAACGGCACGGGTGGGCCGGTTACGACTGCGCGCATTCGCGGCGACTATATCCGGCTGGACGGCGACACGCAGGTTCTGGGCAATTTCTTAGTGCAGGGCGAAAATATCGTTTTGGATGGTGACGTGACGGTCACTGGAGGTTTTTCGATCACTGAGGCCAGCATATCCGGCGACTTTACGTCAGATAACTACGCGGAGTCAGGCGGGGTTCCGACTGCGGGTTTCAAGCTTGAGCGTGATAGCGGCGTCATCAAAGGCGTGAATTTCATTAACACGAGCGGCCTTGTCAGCAATGCCGTCACGAAGTCATACACCACGACGTTCCCCCTATCCCCGTCTTATAACCCCACCGGAAGCTGGGTGACTGTTGCAAGTCTTTCATTTGAGGCAGAAGAGGCGGGCGATCCCATCTTGTTCTATTTTAGAGGTAGCGCGGTCACTGACACAAGTTCTGAGTTTTGGGATTTTCTGTATCGCTTGCGGTATGTGGGGCAGACCATTACAAATGAAGAATACTTTTCGACTGGTGTTCTGCGGAACCCAGACCCCCTTTTCCTGCACTCGTTTGCCATTAGCCCGAGCACGCTTTCGCATGTTTTCCAGCTTCAGGTTTTTACCGGACTCGGAAGTGGCAAGATTGAGGGCACACTCCTTGCAATCGAAATCAAGCGCTGAAACCAATCCCGCCAGCGTGTGGGTTTTTCATGAGGTAAGCAATGGCATGGTATAGAACAGGCACAATATCCGTCACCAATGGCAGCACGGCGGTCACGGGCGCTGGCACGGCGTGGGTTGGCATTGTGTATATCGGTGACGCTCTGGTCGCGCCCGATGGGCGAAATTACGAGGTCGCATCGGTCAACAGCAACACATCGCTGACGTTGGCGACCAACTACCAAGGCAGCACTGCGAGCGCGCAGGCTTACGCGATCCAGCCAACGCGGGCGCTAACCGCCGAGTGGGTTGCGGCGGCGCAGGCGTTCCAGTCGCAGGCGCAGGGGTGGGAAGATGGTCCGCTCGATGGATTGTTCGGCGGTGGCACGGTTGGCGCGCCGGGTATCGGCTTTGCGCAGCAGACTAACACCGGATTTTTCCGGCCCTCTGCGTCGGTCTTGGCGTTGTCGGTCAACGGCACCGAACGCGCGCGGTTTACGACCAGTGGAATGCAGTTGACTGGCCTTCTAACCGGCACAGCGGTTACGCAGAGCGACACCGACACCACGGCGGGGCGG